ACGTTGCCGGCGTCGCGGACGGTGCGCGGCCACTGTCCCGTTTTGGCGCGGGTCCAGAGGTTCGACAGGCCCTTGAGCCCGCCGCCGAGGACACCGCCAACCACGGCGGTTTCGAGGATGTTCGTCAACGGCTCGCCCGTCGTGGTATAGCCGGGCTGGATTCGCTCCATGGCGGTGGCGTTCAAGACCTCGATGGCGGTTTGCGAGCCGGCGCCGATAGCTCCCCATGCCAGCGCGGTCCCGAGGATGCCGAGCGACGACGGGGCGGCCAGCGGGAAGGCAATCAGGTTGACGGGGTCGGTCAGCGCCGCGCCGGTGGCTCCGAGGAACTGGCCTACCGCGCCGCCGGTGGTGCGCTCCCGCCGCTCCAGCAAATTGCTGGCGTCCAGTTGCCGGACACCGATCTCGTCCGCCCGGCGCTGGATTTCCTCGTCGGTCAGGTCGGCAAGGTCGAGCGCGGGGTCGGCAGCCTTGAGCGCGCGAACCTGGGCGCCCATCTCGCCGATCGACGGGAAGCCGTCAACGGTTTCGCCCATCTGCAGCGACGTGCCGCTCTTGGCTGTCACCTCGTCCATGTAGTCCGACAGCGCGCGCGACTTGCGCATACTGCCCGAAACGGACGTGCTGACCATCCGGCCCTTGTTCCATGCGTCGGCGATGTTGTCCTCGAATGTCGAGGGTAGTTCCGGCGCGCTGATCCGGCCCGCGTAGGCCACGGCGTCGTCGGCGTTGCTCTGGAACAGGTCGAGGCTCATCGGAGGTATGCGTTCGCCATGCCGGAGGGATCGGACGGGTTTTCGGCCGCAAGGGTGGTGCTGGGCGCGATGCCGCGCAGGTCGAGGATGAACGGCCGCAACCGGTTCGCCACGTTGGCGCCGACATCGCGGAAGGCGTAGATTGGGCGTTCCGGGTCGCGGCCGAGCCGGACCAGATAGCGGCCGTCGGACAGGCTTTCCAGCTGCGCGTTGTTCCGGACATAATCGGCCGTGATCGGCGTGCCGGACTGGGTCATTACGCCCTGCAGATCGCGCTCGGCCAGGCCCGCCATCTTGGCGTCGAAGCCGCGCTGCGTCATGCCGCGCGCCGGCGAGATCAGGCTGCCGCCATTGTGCCGGACCACGCCGCCGGTGACGTCATTGGCCGCCCGCTCGAACAGCGCGTCGGTGAACTTGCCGTCGAAATTGGGATCGGTCGCGGCGAGGTCGGCGACGCGGGCCACGATAGCCCCGCGCATCACGGCATAGGCGCCCTGCGGATCGGTGCGGGCCGCCAGCGTGAACGCCCCGGCCGGGAAGTATTTGTCGATCGCCGCGTTGGAATTCTCCTTGTTGCCGCCCTGCATCGGGTTGTAGGCGTCTTTCAGCTTGAGCGCGCCCTGCCCGCGGATGATGCTTTCGCCGATCGCCGGATCCAGCGCCACCATGCCGCCGGCGTAGGCCTCGACCATGCCGTCGACACCCTTGGCGCCGAGCTTGGCCAGCGTGGCCGCCCGAGAGGCCCCGGAGGTCGATGCGACGATGTCGCCATATATGCGGGCCTTCATGGCGGGATCTGCGGCATCCAGCGCGGCCCGAACCTGGGTGGCCTCGGCGGTGGTCAGGGCGGGCATCGGCGCGGTTTCAAAGGTCCGGGTGCCGACGGACGCCCATTGCGAGCGCGCGGCCATGCCGGCCCGGAACGCGACCGGGTTGGCGATGTCGAGCGGGGCGGGCGGCGGCATCCCGGCGGTTTCGGCCAGTGCAGCGACGGCGTGGTCGAGCGGGTCGTCGGCCAGCGCCTTGGCGGTGCGGTCGCGGGTTTCGGTGGCGATCTCGAGCCGGCGGGCATCGGTGGCGCTCAGGCCCTCGGTGGCCGCGCGACGCTGCAGATCGGTCACCACGGCGGTTTCTTCCGGCAGCGGCGCGCGGCCGAACTGGCGGCGGAACTGATAGTCGGCGGCGGCCTGAGACACCTTCTGCAGCACCTCCGGCGTGTTCGTGGCCGATGCGGCGGTCAGAAGGTCATTGATCCGCGCCTCGGTCGGCAGCACAGGGTTGTCCTTGTCGGCCATGCCCTTGATGATCGTGTCGGCATCGTCGCTGACCCGCTTGGCGACCATCTCGTTCGCCTTGCCGATGAAAGCGGTGTCGCGGGGGCTGGACGGTGCGGCGGCGGCGGCGGGCTGGCGGCCACCCGGCAGCGAGGACCACTGGCCGGAAAGCTGGCGCGGCACGTCGGCTTTCGCGGCGGCATCGTCGGACCGCAGCACCGCCAGCAGGTCTTTGCCGGTTTTGGCCTTGTATTCCTCCTGCGCCAGATTCCACGCGGCGGCGTCCTGGTTGGGCGGCGAGAAGTTCGTCAGGCCGAGCTTCTTGGCCTGATCGTCCCATGTTGATCCGATGAACTGGTAGCGGCCGGCGGCGCTGGAGGTCTTGCCGACGTCGGGTCCGGAGGTGATTGGTTCGGCCACACGCGGGTGATCGCCGTAGCCCTGAAAGCGCTGGCCGCCATATCGGACGTCGTACCGGCCGCCGGATTCCGGGCCGGCGATGCGGTCCAGCAGTGCCCGGCCTTCCTCCGGAATGGCGGTATTGACCGCGGTAGAGAACCCGCGCGAGGTCTTGTATTCGTCCACCCATGCCGCCGCCTCGCGCACCGGGACGCGGGACAGGAACGACAGATCCTCGGAATGCTGCACGTCGGCCAGAAACGATGCCGCCTGCGCCTGGCCGCCGAACCGCTTGTACCGGTCAACCACCTCGTCGATCCGGGTCTGCGGGATCGGGATGCCGCCCTGCTTGGCCTTGAGCAGCGACTTCGATTCCAGATCGACCGTCGACAGGTTGTGCGTACGCTCGGCGTCCCACGCATGCACGTCGGCGCGCAGCTTGGCGCCGAGCGATAGCCGCTGCTCGGGAGACAGCCGCAGCTTTTCGTCGCGAGCGATCTCGTCGATCTGCCTGACCGCAGCGAGCGGGCCATCCGCGTCGAACGTGCTCTTGATGCCGGTGCGCGCCGCGTAGACGGTCGCGACCGATTCCAGCGTGCCGACGCGCTGCTCGGCGACCTCGGGCACGATGAAGCCGGAGGTGACGCCGCTGGCCACGACGTTGCGGTATTTCTCGACCTTGACCTGACCCTCGGGCGTGTGGAGCGTTCCGGCCATCGCCGCGCTCTGCACGTCGTTTGACGCCATGTCATGCAGCGCGCCCCAACTGGTTTTGGAATCCGCCTCCGACTTGACCCGGCTCTCGTTCAGGATCGCGGAGAACGCCGAATTGCCGGCGCCGCCCAGCTTGCGGCGGACATGGTTGACGGCCCACGGCTCGATTTCCGCCAGCTTGCCTTCCGCGAAGCCGGACCACGCCGCGTCGAACCCCTTCGGATCGTTCGCGAACTGGTTGCGCATTTCGATCTGTTTGCGCTGGATGTAGACGTCCTGATCGGCGAGATAGCCGACCTGCGCCTTGTGTTCGGCGACCTTGAGATAGTCGCCGCCGGCCTTGGCCATTTGCTCGCCGGCCTGTGCGACCTGCCCCCACGACGACGCATTGAACAGCGCGTCGCCCGACACGCCACCTGTGGCTTGCGCGAGAACCGGAGCGCCATTGAGTGCGGGCAATCCTGATCCGGTGGCCATGCGCTATGTCCCCCGGGTCGACTGATAGGGCGCGGCGTAGCGGAAGCCGGCGCTGGCGACGGTCGAGAACGCGCCGAGATTGGCGGCCAGCAACGAGGTGCCGGACTTGCGCGCGGACAGGATCGAGGCCCGACTGGAGAGGTCCGACTTCGCCGCGTAGTTTGCCTTCGAGGTCGCGATGTCGTCCTCCGATTTGTCGATGGTGGAATCGTAGATCGCCATCGCGGTCGGCGAACCCTCCCCGACGCCGCGGCCGGCGCGGATCGCCTGGATGGTCTGCAGGTTGGAATTCAGGTCGCGGCGGCGCGCGGTTTCGTCCTGCATCGCGGCGGTGCGCGCCGCCTGCGCCTGTTGCGCGTGCTGCTGCGATTCGAACTCGGCGGCTGCAGCCCGTTCGCCGCCCGCCATCAACTGGCTGCCGGCGGACGCGGCGGTGCCGCCGATCAGGGCAATGGCGGCAAGGGGTTCAAGTCCTGACATCAGAATGCCACCACGGTTCGGATTGCGAGGATTTCGAGCGGGAGCGGATCGGTCTGCGTGATCGTGATGGTCGGCTCGCGTTCCCATCCCAGAAACTGGAATCGCTGCGGTCCATTCTTGAGCGGCGGCGGCGCCGAGACGTCGTCGGTGACCTGATAGGCCGACAGCGCATAGCCGTCCGCCGAGAACACCGCCGACGAAATGACATGCACATAGCACTCGATGATCCGCATATAATCGCCGGCCATCGGTCCTTCGTAATCGGTGATGACCGGCGGCAGCGTTTCCGTGACCGAGGTGTAGTAAAGCCCGACATGGAACGGCCCCGCCGGCACCGAGGTGAGACCGAGCGGCCATGTGCCGAGGTGATAGTCGGCGTTGACCACGTTCACCGTGCTGGTCGAATAGCGGGCGGCGACAGCGGCGTCCATGGCGGCTTTCGTCGCGTATTCCGTCGCGGCGTCCAGCGTCAAATCCTGGTCGAACAATTCGAGGGTGTAGGTCGTGACCGTCCCGATGGTGCGCTTCACCGCGGCATAGAGATCGCCGGCGATCGAGGCGACCGACAGGTATTCGCCATCGGTCGTCCATGGCGTGATGTTGCGGATCTTCTGCGCCTCGACCAGCTGCAGCACCGCCAGCGAGCCGTCGGCATTGCGCAGCACCGCGTAGCGCTCCGGGTCGCCGGCGAAGTTCGAGACCACCGCCATGCGGTCAGGACTTTTGATCAAATGGTGCGCCAGCAGCGACACCTCGTCGGCGTCCCATGTCGCGGTCTGGTTGCCGGTCTGCCGCGCCTTGATGGCGAGCGAGCCGGATACCATGATCGCGCCGTTGTCGAATGGCTGCACCTGGGCGGTGGCGTTGATCGGCCACGGCGAGCCGAACGGATAGAACGCCATCGACGAAGCGCGGAACGGGCTGCTCGGCCCCTCCGGCACGTAATAGGCGCCGCGGTCGGTCGCGACCAGTAACTGCTCGGCCGAGTGCATCTGCACAATCTTGGATGCGCCGCCGTCGCCGATCGACTCGATGATGGCGTCGGCATCGCCGCCGGTGGCGACGTTGAAATTGTAGAGGTCGCCGATCGCGGATGCGACCATATAATCGGGCGCGGCGGGGCCGCCATTGGTGATCAGGCGGCCGCGGTGGATCTCGATGCAGTTCGGATAGCCGCGCACGGTGCTGAACATCTGCTCTTCCCAGTCGACGACGGCGACCGGGGCGACATTGGCGACCGCGGAAATCGCCGTGGTGGCGGTCGGGCCGATCAGGGTTTCGACCGCGAAGTTCGAGGACTGGCCGCCGGGATCTAAAGCGGCTCCCAAGGTTCCTTTCGGACTTTCGCCCGGCACCGGGCGGGCCGCGACGGTATTGACGACGTCAAGCGCGACGGCGCTGACCACGGTGGCGATGATGCCCCTGGCGCCGGAGGTTGCACCTTCAACGACCTGATTGACCAAAAATCCCGCCGTGCTGGTGACGGTAAGCCGCTGCGACGATGGCAGCGTTTCGATCACGGTGGCGGTGACCTGGGTCGAGCTGGTGAACGCGGTCACCAGCATCGCCTTGCCCATGTAGCGGATATACGTTCCGACATGGCCGGCAACGAAGGCGGCGGCGCTCGCGGCAGCGGTCACCGATCCCGTCACGGCGGATGGCTGCAGCGTCACCGTCGGCGCCGCCAGTTTGAGATAGGGCTGCTCGCGGCGCGACGCCGGTCCGACCGTATAGGCGAAATTGGTGCGCACCCATGTGGCCACCGCGGTGCGTTCGATCCGTTGCTGGATCATCGAGCCATGGACCAGGAAAATCACGTTGCCGCGCTGCACCCAATCCATCTCCTTGAAGATGGTCCCGGTCCACGGCCCGCCGGTGACCGAGCCGGACGCGGTCAGGTGGCCGGTGTCGACGTCACGCAAATAGGCTTCCATTACTCCGGCGGTGAACACCAGGATGTATTGCGTGGTCTGGTTGGCGATGAAGTCGGCGACAATGAAGTCCTCGCCGATGTTATCCTCCCACCACGAGCCGGGCCGCCGGACATGGCCGCCGCCGATCTTTATCCGGCGGTTAAGCAGCGATTTGGCGCCGTTCTGATACTGGTCGGTGTCCTGCCGCATCGCCACTTCCGGGGCGAGTTCGCCGGCGGCAAAGCTGGTCTGGAGGACTTTCTTCCGCGCCATGGCTCACCGCCACGTCGGACGCGACGACGCATAGCCACTGCGGGCGCGCAGCGTCGGCGACACCGTCGGGTCGCGCGGGGTCTGCGACTGGCTATCCCTGTTGCGGGCGGTGGCGAACTGCTCGTCCGCCGCCTTGTCGCGCGCCTCGGCCTCCCGGTAGCGCTCGCCGACCGCGCGCAGCAATATGGCTTCCCATCGACGGATCATGCCCTCGCGGAACCATGCCGGCCAGTCGGCCTCGGGCACCCGCCAGATGTAGTGCAGGATCACGTCGCTGGATTCGGCCGCGTCGCACAGGATCTTGTCGCCGTGCACCTCGTAATCAAGCGGATAGCCGGAGACCTTGACGGTGCGGATGTCGATCAGATCGATCGGCAGCTGGTAGGCCGCGGTCCACGGCTCGGGCGGTTCGCCATGAACGGCGGGGTCGAGCCGGTTCAGCGACTCGATCTTGCTGGCCCTTTTCCATGGATAGACCGACAGTTCCGCCTTGACCGAGTCTGCGTAATTGCTGTTGGCGACGTTCGCGACGATGCTGCCCTGGGTGAGGCTGGAAATCGGGCTATTGCCGGTGCGCC